ATTAAAATTGGAAGTAAGTCTGATTCCATCTCCCAAGTCGTAATTAAATTTTGTTTGTGTAGTTCATGTTTAAACACTTGCCATAGTCGGTACGTGATCCGTGCATCTTGTTCTGCGTAAAACCCAACATGTTCAGCAGGGAGCTTCCACATTTCTGCTTTAGGATCGACACCATGATCTTTGGCTGCTTCAATCAAATCTGTTTCAGCTTTCATCTCGCCAATATATTCTTTAGCTAAATTATTTAATGCGAATGAATATCTACTCTCATCAATCAGTGCTGCTGCAACCATTGTATCTACAATAGGACCATTAACTTTAATTCCCATAGCCCCTAACCAACCAATATCATATTGAGCATTGTGAAATATTTTTGTGTTAGGTAATGCACACACATCCTTCATGTACTTAATGACTTGTGGCTCGATCATGTTTCCACCACCCAAATGTTTAAATGGATAATAAGCTTGCCAACCATCTACAGCTACAGCAAAGCCAATCACATAACCTTTATTCATTGCCCAACCTGCGCCAAGACCTTCGTTAATTCCATCGTCTCTTGTTTCCAAGTCGATTGCTATTTCAGGATAGCCGGATAAATCTTTATACTCGTTTGGACAAGACCAAATACTTTTTTTAAATGTCATTGATAATTGTAAACTAGTCATTGTAATCCCTTTCTAAGATCATTTCTAAATAATGAATTGCTTTTAAGATATCTTCTTTTTTACCTTTTAGTCTATGTCTACAAATATATTTAATTGCATTACCTTCAGCAAAAGGTAAATTGTTTTCATTTATAAATATTGATGGCTGTATCTTCATTAATTTATAATGCTTACCACCTACTTGTTTAAAAAATGTTTTATTGGTCATTTTCTTTTAAATAAACTAAATAATCTTTACCGATTGGATAATTATACTTATAATCAGTTGATAGCAAGTGAATTGTATCTTTAGCTCTAGTCACCCCTGTGTAGTAAACTCTACTCTCATCTGACTTCTCTGATTTGTTTTTGTTATTAAAATCTGACAACCAATTAGCTTTAGAATATATTAGTACATTGTTTGCTTCTCCACCCTTTACAGAGTGTATAGTATCTATTAGAATATTAGGCTCGTTATTTAAAGCATCTTGTCCATATCTTTTTAGTAATCTAATAAAGTATATTGTTTGTCTTGGACTAAAATTACGTTTTAAAACCCACCACCAAGCTTTCTTTTGATAGTCATCTGTCATATCCAACCCAGCCCATTCTCTTAATTCATTAAAATCAAATTCTTGGTAATCTGGTATGTTTAACCAAAATTTTTGTGTTCTATAATCAGAATCCTTTATTTCCCTAATATATTTGTACAGTATTTCTGCCGCTTTTTTACCAATCTTTCTGCCATTATTTATAGCAGTCCACGCTTTTATGGCTTCCCACTGTTTTTCATCAAATGATTTGTTACCTTTGTTATCCTTATAATATAGCCCCGCATCCTTCGCAGCAGCCCTTAATTCGTTGACTGTTGAGTGTATACGTCCCAGGACATACCAAGTACCGTTAAGCTCATTAAAAGGCACTTCTTTGAAGCTTAAATAGCGTTTTACAGAGTTGTTTTTGCTATTATTGTGAGTATATAGCTTATCTTCACTATCTATTATGCCCCTTCTTATGATTTGAGCAAAGTTATACACCGCTTCCCCAAATCTTTGAGTCTTACGTAATACAACCTTTCGACCTGGAAAGTATGTTGTAAAGTACTTTGGATCTGCTCCATTCCATCTATAAATAGCTTGATCATCATCTCCTGCTAAATAAATACGTTTAACATTGTCACACATCTTATAAATAACTGACCATTGCAATGGAGTAAAATCCTGTGCTTCATCTAATATTAATATTTCTAATGGTGGAAACTCTACTTCATCAATGGCACGACCTATCATATCCGTGAAGTCTATAAAAGAATTCTCTCCACCTGATCTTTTGTAATGTTCATATGTATCTATTTTTCTAAGAAAAACATTAAGTTGTTCTTTTTTATAAGTTTCCTTCTTATAAATTTTAACTGGATCTTCCATCATATTTCTTGCCTTGTCATAAATAGCAAGCGACCAATCCTTATAAGTAAAGTTGTCATCATCAACCCTACTATCGCTTGTTCTTATAATTTTATTTTGTAATGCAAAATCAAGCATACAATCTTTAGTGTCAAATACTTCTTCTTGAAAATATCTTCTGCAATAAGAATGTAATGTTTTAAATCTATTGAAGTCTTTTACAGTGTATTTTGGAAATGCTGATAAAGCTCTATCTCTTGCTGTGTTTACAGCTTTATTTGTAAATGAAATAAAAGCAATATTGTTTGGATCAATATTTCTTCGTAAAGCTCCTTTAAGAACTCGTTCAATTAAATTGTGTGTCTTACCTGTTCCAGGTGGACCAAATATTTTAATTGTTTTCTTGTATAGAGCCTTCTGCTTTTGGAGCTCTAAATTTGTTGTGATACTCATCATCCATCTCACTTATTGTTTTTTTGTTTGAACCGTTTGATTTTACTTCTTTACCTTTTTCAAAATCAGGCATGTCTACATACCATACATTCTTAACACCTTGAAAAAAGTCGTGTCTCTTACAGCCTAAAAAATTTAAAGCTTCTACTGTAGAACTAAACAAGTGAGATGCATTTCTTTTAATCCATGAATCTAATGTAGATCTTTTAAAGTAAACCAATGTAGAATCAGATTTTCTAATTGTATAACCATGATCCATTTTAGAAAAGTCATCCAGTTCCCAAGTCTTTTCAAAGAAATCTTTTAAAGCTACATGTCTAATTTCTTCCCTCGTGTCTTTGTTGTTAAAATCTTTACTCTCTTCAGCCTTGTTAACTAAAGCTTCCATCAGTAATTCAAATAATGGTGGACCTTTTTTAGATTTAGGTAATGTTCTCCAAAATATTTTGTGTTTAATTAATTTTGTTCTCCAAGTCTTTTCATCTTTCATGTCTTCAGGAAGAACAACTATATGTGTACCTTTGTAATCAAACTCATAATAAGTTGTTTTAGTATCTTGAGAATAAGTAACATTTTCAAACTCATTAAATATGTCTGGAGTCTGCGCCATGATACCAAGTCTTCTTGTCTTACATAATTCTTTATTACAAATGCTTTCTATAAAACCATATTTAGGTGGACACATGTATTCATATCCTTTTTTAAAAACAGATTCTGCTGTGCCATCGCTTTCATTTCTTAACAATGGACCATCTTTGTGTTTAGCAAAAGCAAGTCTTTGTCTTTCCCACGCAACTTCTTTTAATTGTTTTAATGTTAACGCTCCTTCTGATTTTTTCATTTCAAGAACGCAAATATTAAACAACATATTGTTTCTATCTCCTGTCCAACCATCATGTAATACTTTCTGCATACAAGGTGGGTACTCTCTATAAAAAGGTTCTGGCTCGTATTCTGTTATTTTAAATTTAAAAAAATCTTCTGGTGAAATTGTTTTTGATTCTGCTATTTCTAAAAATCTTCCTAATATAACTGCGTTGTTATCATCATCATAAGCATACTCAACTGCTGCTTCCCATTTATAATAAGGCATACCTACTGCTTTGTTACATGGAAAAACTTCTTTAGATAAAAAATACTCTTTATTTATTTCTTGTAATTTTTCTACAACCTTACTCTTATCTGCCCAATCAGATAAAAATAAAAATAAATGTAATCCACCCGATTTAGATTTTACAGGTACAAGTGGAAGCTTGTGGTTCTTAATAATCTCTACGTATTTCTTTTCTGAATAATCTTTATAGTCTGCAGGATCTATATCTATACAGCCCCATTTACATTTCTCATTAAATTCTGGTCTAATACCAATAATCTGTTTTCCATCAAGATGATTTTGCCATAGGTCCGTGGTCACTGGCTCGTCAATCGTGACATACTTAGCTGACTTCTTACTACGTTCATTAAGGTCACCTATGATAGTGACCTTAATGTATTTCGTTAAGTCACCAGCGAATAGATCTAGTAACTTTTTTGCATTCATAATTAGAATGGTACTGATTCGCTTGATGTATTTTCTACAGTTTCTTCTTGGTTAAAATCAACCTTACCAAAGATGTCTGATTTCTTAGCACCTTCGTAGAATCCTTTTGCAGCTTCTAAAGCAGAAGCGAACTTAGGATCATTTAAGTATTGATCAAACTCAACAACCCAACCGTACCAAGAATTATTATTATTAGATTCTTTAGTAGTAGTTAGTTTGTAAGTTGTTGCCCAAGACGGTGGCATGAAATAACCTTTATTGCCTTTCAGTCTTCTACTTTGCATCATAGAATTCCAAGTTTTGGATTTCTTCTTTTGCGTAGACTTCATAGCAATCAAAGCTGTTTCCTTTGGATTATAATCTTTATCAAGAATATAAACAAAGTGATTACCAGTATCTTCAATATAATTACCTGTTGGTAATCTATCTTTACCGTCATCTCCTCTTACAGTTTGTGCAAGTACTGATGGATCAGTATGTATTTTTACTGGTCTGCCTGGACTGTCTCCTCTATCTTTCCATTCATTAAATGTATTAATGTAAAGACAAGGTATAACAATCATACCATCTTTTCCTTTATACAATGAACCAGTTGTTTCATTATATATGTCTCCAGCTTTCGCTCCGGCAATGTATTTACCATGACCTTCTTCTAATACTGGTGAGCTAGGGTATAGGACTTTTAAGATAGGAAGTTTTGTATCACGTGCTGTGATAAATTCCATTCCTTGTCCTGATAGTTCTTCCAAGTTAAACTGCGCAGGAAGTGGCGCTTCTTTTTTTATAGTTACTTCTGCTTTAGGCGCAGCAGTAACTTTTACTTGTGCTTGTACCATGATTACTCCTTCGTGGTTATTTTTGTTTTGTTTGCAACGTAAACACCGAATATATCGGAAGGAACATTACGACCCATTTGAATTTGTTCTTTTACAAACGCCTTCAAGGTCATAGGTTCCACCTTTTCGGTCTGTGTTACAGTATGCCCTTTTTTCTTTAGTTCGTCAACCAAGTTTTTAGCATCTTGATCTTCTGAACGTCCAAAGGTTAATGTTACGTTGTTCTTTATTAAATCACCAAAGCCATTACTGCGAAGCCAACTAAAAGCTTCTTCAATTTTTGACGATGGTATTCTCGCTGCATAAAAAGGCTTTACCTCAACAGATGAACCATCTGCTAATTTAAGCATTGCTATGCCAGCTTGTTGCATTAAGTTTGGAATTGTTTGCTCAGAGAGTAACGTTTCAGATTCTTTTAGCTTG